CTCCCTGATACTTTAGTACTTGGGTATGGTGCTTTGCGTGCTTTATCCCGCAATGCTGAAGTACGTGGATTTTTCACTGCTGGCGCTACTCCTTCCGGTACTGCTGCCGGCAATCGCTTGATGAAAGATGATATGGTTATCAGCGTTCTCAAAGAAGTTTTAGGGATTCCAAATGTGCATGTTGGTAGTGCTAGAAAAGAAACCGCAAACGCTGGCTTAACATCTTCTGAAGCTCAAGTCTGGACCGATGACAGTGTTTTCATGGGTATCATGAAGGGATCTGACGCTATTGCAAATAAGAACGGCGTCAAGGTCATGCCAGTTGCAGCCTTGAATTTTGTCTATGAAGGCTATTCTTCTGGCGCTTATGATGATCTTGCTATGACCAAGAGAACCGTTTGGATGGAGCACACACATCAAGATAAGATTATTGCTCAAAATTACGGCTTCTTGCTTACTGATTGCTTAGCTTAAGCTTGATTAAATTCCTATGTATTGTACTCATTGCCTTAATATTTTCAATAGTGTGGTTCACTTAGCGGAAGCCGGTGATGCAGATACGCAGGCAATAGAAGACCTTAGGAAGCAATGGATTGATGAACGCAATCCACAAATGAAACTCCTCTTAAAGATGAGGCTGGATGTACTAATGAAAGAAGTCAATTCAGCTAAAACTTTTGAGGAAGAAATGAAAAAAGCAACCAATCGATTATATCGAGCAATCGCTGAAATGATCCAGCAAGGTCAAGGCCAAATGCTGGTTAGCATGTCACCGGATGAGCTTAAATCATTTTTAATCTCAAGTGGCATGGGAGACGCTTTGACATATTTTGAGCGGTCTCAAGTGGATATAGTGGAGATGATCAATAAGGCAACGATTGAAATTGATCCGGAATTTAGATCAGCTCCGCCGGCTATCATTCAAGCAATAGCTCAACAAACATCATCACAAGTCTTTGATGCTCAGATTTTGCCTTCTCTTAGTAGTGCAATTCGCAACATGGCAACAACTGCAATCATCGTGGGAAGCTCAAAGCCAGTGCTTGATCAGATGAGAGTGGCGTTTGATAAATCAGTTGGTATAGGCACAACTCAAGCCAGAACGAAGATCGCCGAATTTGGCCGGTCAATCAATGCGTTAAATGCTGATGAAGCAGGCTTAGAGAATTTTATTTATGTAGGACCTAAAGACGGCATCACTAGACCATTTTGTCGCAAGTTGGTTGGGAAAGTGCTATCTAAAAAACAAATCATCAAGCTCGATAATGGTCAGCCTTCAAGCGGTCCGCCACTAACATCCGGCGGTGGTTATAATTGCCGTCACTCTTGGGCGCCAGTGAGCAAGGGATTTCTAAAGGTCAATAATTTAACGGTGGTTTCAGATAGCGAGATAAAGGATATAACGATATGAGAAAAGCACAACAAGGAAAAAATCATAATTTCATTTGGCAGTCTCCAGCTCCCTTAAGTGGCACTCCATCAATTGCCTTCTATCTTGAAGATGGATCAGTTGGTGGCGCTATGACTCAAGGCCGATCTGATTTAGTGGCCACTGATTTAGATAGAGATAGAAGAGCGATCACTTTATCAGCATCTGCAACCGCTTTAAAACCGTTTCAAAGTGATGCATTCTTATTGACTGATGCAGATACATTCTTTGCAATAAAGATTGTGCGAATAGCCGGCAATCAGTTGATCTTGGCTGATCCACTTCCTAGAGATATTTCTTTTAATGCAAATTCGACAATTCAATTCGCCAGCTGGCTTTATACTTGCTCATCATCCAACATCACAGCATCTAAGCAAACAATCGCTTATGCTGTTGAGTATGTACAAAGTGAAGGCACACAAACAATTAACCGAGTTGAAAAGGGAAGTTTAAAAGTTGTGCCTAGGCCTTTTGATACTGGCCTAGATCATAATAAATTGTGCTCAATCTTCCCACATGTTGCCGATCTAGCACCTAGACGATCTAACGGCTTTGATGAGCAAATATCATCATCACTTGATGAGCTGGCTTTATATGTAAGAGATTTAATTGTACCGAGGGATGTTGATGAAGATGACATACACAATTCACACGATTTGCTACAAGCTCATGCTTATCTTGCGATTGCTAGGATACATGAGCTTAATGGAAATATTGATTTAAGTGAAAAGATGAGATCCAGAGGAATTGAATTGGCTGATCTATCTATGAAGACAATCAGCTTAGATTTAAATACTGATGGTATCATTCAGACAACTGAAAACAATCAGCGAGTAAGTGCCAGTAAGGATATTCGTGGGAATTTTGCCGGTAGAGTTATTGGGGAATATGAAGCTCAATTTATACCTTCAAGAAATATGAGATGGTAAATGAAAGCAACTCTAAGCCTAAACTTGCCATCGCTAAATTTAACTAAGCCAGTCATGACGGCAATTGCTCAAGATATTCTGGCAATCATCAAGATACGAATTTATAAAGGCTTAGATTATAATCTTAACAAGTTTAGAGCATATTCAAACAAGCCTATTTACATTTCTTATAAGTCAACAACCTATAAGCGATTAAAGCCTAAAGGTGGGATAAAGAAGGCAAATAGCATGCTATTCCCTGGCGGTTATGCTGAATATAAAGAGAAGTCTAGAAAAAGATCAAATGCTATTGAAGGCCAAACGGCGGCGGTTGATTTAACTCTCTCGGGAATGATGTTACAAAACTTCGTTGTGCTTGATTCAACCAATACAAAATTTACGATTGGCCTTCTGCCACCGGTGCAAGATTATGGCTTTGCAGTCAATCAAGATAGGGGCTTTATTGGTCTTGCAAAAAAAGAAGTTGATCAGTTAATTGAAATCGTCAAAGCGAATTTACTTGGAGAATAACATGGGGATTTACGAAGCACTAGACCATCTCATTGATCGGATTGAGTCTATCAATCCAAAAACTGATATCTACCATCATTTTGTTTGCATCAAAGACGCTCAAGGAAACACGCTATCGCTTGAAAGCAGATCAAATCAAAATCGCTTATTTGATATTGCTTTCAATACTCTTGCTCAAGATGATGGTCAAGCAGGCATCAGTGGGAGAAAGAGAATTGAGCTATCGTTGAGAATAAGATATGATATCGGTGGAGATCGTGGATTGCTTGAAAGAATGATAGCGGAAGACTCAAGCAAGCTCATCGACACCTTGAAACAACCTGACTATGATTTTTCAAATACTGGAATAACTTCACTCATACCAGGTCAAGCCACTTCGCAAGAGATCCAGAATGATCCTTCTCAAGTTGGCTATCTTTTGATTTTACCCTTTACTTTACTCTATTTGGAGGATTGACATGACAGTCACACATAGATCGATTTCCGTTGCTACTGAAGCAACATTTGGCAGCTTATCATCATCAACCGGCCTCCCTGATTTCAGTGGCTTGTCTTTCATTTCTTTACCATGTGAAAGAGATCCAGTTGTCATTTATGGTGATGTTGTTGCAAATGAAAGACTTGAAACAAGAGATGGGCCACATGGCTTGCCACCTGAACCGGATACCGTTTGGAGTGGATCAAGTCGAGTACAAAGACGCACCGGTCAAGTGCAAATCACAATGGATTTCACAACCGTTGGCAGTGGTGCCAATACATATGCATCAACCGGCTTAGGGAAATTATTAAATGCTGGCTTTCTCACAAATCTTGCTGGCTTTACTTCTAGCGATACCGTCACAGCTGATGATGAGAATGTATTTACTCCAACCACAACCAACACAAATTATAAGATTGGTGGCGTTGTCTCTTCCCTCATCAATGGAAGATGTGAATATTCATCAGTGACCGCCAATAATCGTGGTGGAGCTGGTAAGATTGGCGTTTCTCCTGCATTTAGTGCAAATCCAACCGCTATTTATCCAATGCAAACTTGGTACACTCCTTATGGTACTTCAAGCGGTCAAGTTGTATCTTCTTTGTGCTTTAGAGTTGATGGCGTTGGTTTCCGTACTTATGCCTATGGCTGCAAACTAGCCAGCTTAAATATTTCCGTTAACGCTGGCCGAGTTATGGGAGAATTTACTTTTCAAGCAGCTTTAATTCAAGACGATCATGGCAACGCAAGTGGACCAGTTGAACCGGTTGTTTTAAGTGGTGCCACTCAACATTTTAGAAATGCTTATGCAGTTGTTTCTGATGCTGTCACCTATTCAAGAACCAATGTAGTTGGTACAACTGGCGAAGAATTAAGCCGTATCGCTCTAGATGCTGAAGGATTTACATTTAATATTGCCAATACTCTGACACCTAAAGGCCACTCAAATTCTATTCTTGGAATGTCTGACATGGAGGTTTCAAATGTTGATGTTGAATGCACCTTGACCTTATCATCAGCAAATACAACTTTAGCATCAGATTTTTCAGATAGAACAATTCGTCAAGTGTTAATAGGCACTGGACCGGTTGGCGATGGCAAAGGCTTGGCTTTATTCATCCCTGCTGGTTATTTGACTGTTGATCCAAATAAATACGATGTAGCCGGTGAAATCGTGAAGCAGGTCTTGACCTACAAACAGAGCCGTTTCGGTGGTGATGTAGGTACAACGCAGCCAGCAAACTCACCGGTAAGAGTCGCACTAGGAATTTAAAAAATGCTAAAATTCAGCACTACCACCACGATTGAAATTAAAATTGCAGTGTCTTGTGATCCTGCTCTAGACATGACTCCAGCCGAGATTTCAGCTTATCTTCAAGGAGATTTTGACTCTCTCAAAATCAAGCAAGATCAAGCGCCAACATACTTTTTTATCAAGCCACTCTCTCCGGCTGATAGAGAAGAAATAGAAATCAAGGCTGGTGCTTATACTAGATCAGAGCTAGGTAGAATGATCTATCTTGATCAGCCGGATGATCAAAAGGCGAGAGCTTATTGGCATGACGCTTTATCAGATCAAGAAAAGAATGCGTTTGCTCAATATCAATCATACTTAAATCGTGTGTATGCTGAGACTGCAAAGAAAGCGCTAGTAAAGATCGAAGGATTTGAAGGCAATGCATGGGATGCAATTCAATCAATCAAGCCAGATGCACATCGGATTTTAACAATAGCGGAAATCGTTGCTCATACTCAAAGACTTTCCCTTTTAGGTGACTCGGGAAAATAGCGATCACATCTTCAATCTGGCTATCTCAAAATAAAGGGA